CCCTAAGAAAAAAAAAGAAATAATGTCAAGATTTTCATCATATGGCCAAGCTGACTCGCAAATGCAGGATGAGTTGGACTCTGGTTTCTTTGGTTTTAATAACCGATTCCGTCCAGACCAACTAAAAGATGGTATCCTTGCGGATAGCCAAAACGGTCGCATGGATCTTAATGGTGAGTGGCAAGTCCGTAAGGGTATTGAGGTTATTAGCGGATCGCTTTTAACGGCTGCTGGTGGACTTACATTGCCATTTACGCTAAATGATGCCTTTGCACCAGTTCTTGATGATAATTCTAATCCTGCTATTCAAGCATCGTGTGCTTACTCAAATCCAAACAATATCAGCAGTCAGTTCATTGTTGTAGCTTTAAATACGAAAGCAGTAGTAGTTAATTTAACTTTTCCATTTACCACAACTGACATTGCTTATCCGTTGGGTGCGCCTTGTATTAATGCTGATGCTAGTTTGTTGCAGGCATTTAATAAGGTTATATTATTCAGAAAGGGTAAAACAGCATTAGTATGGGACGGGAACGTCGCAAATGACTTTATTCTTGCGGAAAGTGGTACTTATATCCAACCAGTGCGTCTTGGTGATAGTGGAGCTAATACATCAATAACAAATGGACTTGTTACTGTTGATTCAACAGCTCATGGATTAGTAGTTGGTGATGATATTGTAGTTACTGAAGGCGAGTTGAATGGACTAGTTGTTGGTGAGGAATACGCAGTTAGCTCTGTTCCAGATGCAGATATTTTTACCTTTTTTGCCCAAAAAGATGATTCCACTTCGCATAATGCTCACTTTACCAAACCAGTTTCCCAAGGTGTTGGTTACATTCGTATGCCAGCTCCAGCCTTTGGAGTGTATCATGGTCAACGCCTAGCCGTACCTTTTGATTACAGTGTAAATAATGATGTTAATTCTTTTACGGAGCGTGGTATTAAGGACGAAATTATTATATCCAATGGTCTGGACATTCAGACTTATGATGATTTAAATGGTAAATTTAGATTAAATGCTGGTACTGCTGATTTTGTTGTTGGAATGCACTCATTTTCCGAGGATGTATTACTTGTATTCAATCGTAGTAGTATTCATTTAATACAAGGCACAACCGACCTAAAGAACTCCGTTGTTACCTTGCTTACAGATGAAGTTGGTTGCGTATCAAAAGATACTATTGTTCAAGTTGGCAATACGGTATTGTTTCTCTCCGATAATGGTGTGTATGGTGCATCTTTCCAAGATCTATACAACCTTCGTGGAAATGAAGTTCCTCTAAGTGAAGCAATTGATAAAACAATCAAAGATATTAATCGTGATGCGTGGACAAAATCCTCAGCAGTTTACTTTGATAATAAATACTACCTTGCAATTCCAGTTGGCGTTGGTCAACAGTTAAATAATAAGGTAATTATTTACAATTTTATTAACAAACAATGGGAAAGCATTGATTCTGTTGCTAATGATTTATTTGATTTTGAAAATCTTATTGTTGCTGGAGATGGTCTTAGCCGTGGTGTTTATGCTGTCAATTCATTTGGTGGCGTACACAGGCTGGAGGAGCGTGTAGATGGTATTGATCGTATTACGGCTGATCCGTCTACTGCTGGTGCTATTAGTACGCACGACGTACCCGCCGAAGTAACTACCCGTCAATTTACACTTAAATCCATAGGCAGAAAGAAATGGAACTCCTTTGAGCTTTCCGTTCAATCATCTACTGAACGTGCATCAGATTTTACAATTTCCGCTGAAACTGAAAATATTGATTACAATCTAGGGTTAGGGACATTGTCATCTAGATTACGTGGCTCTCTACTTGATGTTGATGAAGATGTTTCCATACGTGGTAGAATAGGTAACAGCCGAGCGCACGGCATTCAGTTCACATTTAATCAAATAACAGGAAGACCTAGAATCCGTTCATTAAAGGTAACTGGTGCTCAAGCCTTCCGTTCAACCAATACAGCAATATAATGTCCGTTTTAACAGTAACTACTCCCTACGTAGATGGAGGAACAGTCACATCTACAAATTTAAATGCACTTGTTGGAGCTGCTACTTTTTCAGCAACTTCCGTTGACAATATTACCACAGAAATATCTGGTGGTTCAATTGTTGTCCGTGATGCAGGTATTACTAAACCAAAATTATCTGCTATTCTTCAAGGTATTACAGAACGATCTGGAACTGCATATATTGGTGGTGATAAAACTGGAAATACTAGGGGAACTGGTGCATTAGACATCCAATCTACTCGTACTGGTATTACTAGAATTGCAGTTGGGAATAATAGCGTTGCTGTTGGTAATGATAACTTAGCTTTTAATTCTGCAGTTGCATTCGGAGATACTAATACAGCATCGGGTTATTCGTCTATAACTATTGGAAAATCTAACGTTGTAAGCGAAAGTTTTGGCTTGGGATTAGGTTACTATAATGTTGCTTCTGATTATGGTGCTATGGCAATTGGAGGAAATAATGAAAGTTCTGGCGAGAACAGTATGGGGATAGGGCTTAATAATACTAGTTCTGGTTATAAGGCAATTGCAATTGGACGAAACGTAATAAATTCAGCTACTAATTCACTTGAAATTGGTAGATGGAATACCTTGCAGGATGATCGGCAATTTGCAATTAAACTCACCGAAAATGGTGGCGTTGCATTTACTCTTGCAAATGCCATTCCTGCTCCTACTGATCAAGCAACACTTGGTGCGGAAGCTTCTACTCAATTAGGCCGTGACATGTTTACTATCCAGCGGAACGGCACTGCCTTTACATTGTATTTTAATGATGCAGGTGCAATTAAATCGCTAGCACTGGGAAGTGTTGCGTAATATTTTTATTTGACAGTCAAAGATGTTAGTATTAGTTTTTCCGTATGGATAAATTAATATTTAATTGTTCTTTGCCTAGATCTGGATCTGAATTGCTGCAAATTATATTGCATCAAAATCCAAGAATTTACGCATCCAGTACATCCCCATTGCTTAATTTGCTTTTTGGTGCATCTAGGAACTTAGGCACTGCCGAATGTATTAGCATGGGTAACGATGTAGTCCACAAAGCTTTTATTAATGGCTGCAAGGGTATGGTAAAGGGATGGTGTGAAAGCCTCACTGACCGTCCAGTGTTCTTAGATAAATGCAGGGGCTGGTCGCACTATTACCATTGGATAAAGAAATTTCAATCAGACCCCAAGATCCTGTGCATGGTTCGTGACATTCGTTGCGTTGTAGCTTCTTTTGAGAGAGCCTACCAAGAGAACCGTTTTTCTCCAAATTGTCCAGATAACCCAAGTGCCTTAGAGAATCTTACTTTAGAGGAAAGGATTAATTATTATTTAAATAGTCAACCCCTTAATATCTCCCTTAAGAGATTGGATGATGCTTTTCAAACTGGCGTGTCGGATAAAATGCTATTTATCCGTCATGAAGATCTTTGCTGTTACCCAGAAGAAGTAATTAATAAAGTGTACCAATACCTTAAGGAAGAGAAGTATACTCATGATTTTAAAAACGTTAAGAAATGTGTCAAGGAAAATCATTCAGTATTTGGTATTTTTGGGGATCATTCAGTAAAAAGATCCATTGAACCTATTACAGGTAAAACTTGGTCAGATGTTTTAAGCGATGAAGTCGCTAATAGCTTGCACAACGCAATGATTGTTCATCAGAATAGATTTGGATATACACTATGATTATTTCACATAAGAATAAATTTACTTTAATGCGTGTCCCGAAGACTGGAAGTACCAGCTTAGAGGCTTCTGTACGTTTTTGTGGGGCTGTTCATGAGGATGACATTTGTTCGGGGACAGAAGATGCGTATTTGCCTGTTCAAAATATTCCTCTTTCATACAAGGAAGAAGTTATAAGCCACATGCATTTGCTAAAAATAGCAAGGGCTAAGCAAAATTTTAAATTCAAATTAACCGACGAAGAACAACAAAGGCTTGATTATCCGCATAAATGGATGTTTTTCTTGGAACATAGCACCTTGGATGATTATTTTAAAATACCTTGTTTTTCAAAATTAGATTTAATTTCTAGAGAACAAGTACACGAATACAAGCACTACGGCTTCCTCCGTGACCCCGTGGAAAGGTATTTAAGTGCATTTGTATTCTACCAAGTTTGGAGTGGAACGAAGCAACAAAAACCTATTACCGTACAAGAATTTCATAAATTTACATTAACAGAATTAAAAAAGCATGATCATATATTATTTAGACCTCAAAAGGAATATTTCTATTTTGAGGGAAAACAGATTGCAGAACCTTTGTTATTTAATAATTGGTCTTCAGAAACTTCTAGAATGATTAAGGAAGTGGGCTTTCACCCTTTATCGGTATATCCCCGCTTCAAGGAGGATGGTGGAGCTAAGGAAAAGTTGAACAATAAGAAACCACAAGTTGCTGATTGGGTGGACTCATATGCTAATATTAAAGATTACATATCAGATCATTTTCGTGAAGATATAGAATTTTACCAGAGATATATTTAAGATTATGGGTTGGGCAATAGGTGCAGATTATTACGAGGACAGTTGGGAAAGTGATTTATTTTACATGGAGGATCTTACTGTTCATGGTTATTATGATAATTGGGAAGACGATTCGTTTGAAAACTTCTTTGGTTATAATGATTCCTATAATAATTCCTATGATGATTTTTCTAGTAATGGTGATGGTGATTATGACTTAGATTATGATAGTAATAGCGATGTAACCAGTGTTGCACCCGTAGCAGATCCTAATTTAACTGTATACAAAGAAGCATTAAAAAACGGAACACATTTAACTTTAAAACAAAAAAAAGAACAAGCTGATGCAGTAGTAACGGCGGCAAAACAGAAACTTGCAGCACGGTTGAGTTGGCACCATGAGGCGGTGCAGGAGAAGCGAGAATTAGAAAGTGCTAAAGCTAATGCACTTGAAGCAACAACACTATACAATGAATTTTCTGAACAAAATCCAGATTTTGATTCCTTAACAACTTCAGATCAACAACGGCTTCAACTAGAATACGAATCGGCTTACTATAAAACAATTGGCGAAGCTGCATTAGCAGTTTATAACACTGATAAAGCGGCAGTGACTGAAGCCAAAGCGGCATATGACCATCCCGCAGCAGGCAATCGCTACCCAAGTAGTAGTAAGGTTCGTAATTTACAAGATGCATTGTATAAATTAGGGAAAAGCAGCAAAATAGTCACAGCTATTTACACTATTTCCAGTAAAATTACAGCTCAATCACAGGCATATGGTGAAATTCAAGCAGATTACGCCGCAGAAACAGCAGCGGCAGCTCAAGCGGAAGCAGATTTAGCAGCGGCTGAATCCCAACAGGAAGCTGATAGATTATCTGCTGAAGCTCAAGCGAACGAGGATGCAGAAGCTCAACTAGAAGCAGATATTGCAGCAGAAGCAGCAGCCGCAGAATCAACTAGGTTAGCGGATGAAGCAGCAGCTCAAGCAGAAGCAGCAGAAGCAGCTCAAGCAGAAGCACAGGCTCAAGCAGAAGCACAAGCAGCAGAACAGGCAGTTCTTGCAGAGCAAGTGGCGGAACAAGCAGCTTTTGCGGAACAAGCAGCAGCAGACCAAGCTGCGGCAGACCAAGCTGCGGCAACAGCAGCGGAACAAGAGGCAAATCAAGAGACAACTAGTTACATTGACCCAGAGACTGGAGAAACAGTTTTTGAGCTTCCAGACTTGGTTGTTACTGGAACAGAAGACCCAGATCCTTTTGATGATTTACTTAATGATTCTTTAATCAATGAAGTTGACGATGTCCCTTTGGACACTACTCCTTTAGGTGAAGTTGACGTTCCTGCTCCTACCGTTAATCCATATACCCCAGACGAAGCTAAATTAAATGAAATTCAGAATCGTTATGCTGGAACACGTAGAAATTATAATGAATTTTTACAATCTCAAGAAGGTCAAGAAATAGCCGCCAATCTGGGGGAGAAAATAAATCAATTGATGTCCCCTTCTGGTGAGTTTGATATGACTCAAGGTGATGTTGTTGTAAATAATCTCATAGCGTTAATGACTCAACAAGGATTTGAAGGTCTAGATGCTTTTGCACTTGCGATTAATCTACTTGAGGGTGCTTTTGGAACTGATTTAATAGATGTTCCTAATGCTGGATATTTTGTTAATAATCTCTTTGAAAACGTTTTTGATAATAATGCAATTGATGCAATTGAAAAAGTTATTCCAGATTTTGTTGAAAAAATAACTGGACTGGACTCTATACTTAGTAATTCTGACACACCTACTGGTGCTCTAGCCCAAGGTTTTGATCTAAAAAATTGGTTACTAGCTGACCTTAATATGGTGCGTGAGGTAGATTATGGACTATTGCCAGCAGACGCACAGCTCCAAAAACAATACGAAGATTATACTAGAGAGCTTTTTGGACCAGATGCTGACCTAGTTCTTGATGCAGTTGAACTGGATGACCCTAATTTCCTTGAGAAAATGGGAAATACCCTTACAAATTTATTTGGTGGGGTTAGTGATTTTGCTTCTGGGGCTTTACAGAATTTTGGATTTATCCAACAAAAATACCTTGGTGGAGCATTGCCAACTAATGCATTAAATTTACTCGGTGCTGCTTCTTTAGGAATCCCATTGGGTAGTTTCTTAAATATGGCTGGGGATGCTGTTGCTCCATCTGGACAGGATTTGTCAAATTACCTATATAGTAAGGGCATTGATCCTACTACTGCAACAGTTGAGGATATAAGTGCTTTCTTGAGAAATGAAGGCTATGCTGATATCCCGCCAATTGATCCAGAAACAGGAGATTTTATCATTGATCCAATAGATGTACAGCCCATTGATACGGGAGGGGAAATAACTGATGGTATAGGGGAAACGTTAATCCCAGAACTAGGAGGTCAACCTATTGATACTGGAGATGGTACTATTACTGGTGGTATTGGAAATGAAATTATCCCAGAACTGGGAGGGCAGCCAATTGATACGGGTGACGGAAGTATAACTGGCGGTATAGGAGAAAATGTTGACCTTACTATTGACGATACATTTGACGATGGATCTGATGATGAATCCGCAATTGGAGGTATTATTGGCGGTCTCATTGGAGGTGAAGTAGGTGGCACAATTGCTGGGGATGGAAGCTTAGGTGATCTTGGTACAACAATAGTAACAGGCGTAGTTGATACAGCTACTGATCTCTTTAATCCAGAGGAAAGGGATGACAGTACACCCACACCAAACACTAACCTTACCCCTGTATTTACAGGTGATACAGGTAATGATATTTTCGGTACAGACGGCACAGGTGGTGCAGGTACGGATATTTTTGACGCAGGCAGTGGAAGCGACACAAACATTGACCCTAGTGGTAATATAGATAACACAGGAACAGGAACAGTTATGCCAGAAAATACAGAATTAGGGGCTACTTACGATGCAGCCTACGAAACAGCTAAATATTTGATAGGTTCAGCCGAAGCCGAAAGGTTTCGTGGTCTCGGTTTAAGTAACCCAGACCTTCAAAACCTTATTGGTAATTACCAGACAGATGTGTCACAGCGTGAATTAGACCGTTTAATTGGTATTAATCGTGGCGAACAAGCTGGTATTAATGACCTTCGCAATGTACAGCGTGGCGAGGATCTAAACTTAATCGGTGAATACGGACAACAATTTGCTGATTCAGTACGCGGCCTTGATCCAGATGCACTAAGTATATTGGGTAGCCAAAAAACACTTTCCGATGATTTATATCGTCGTGCTGCTGGTGATTTAACCGCAGAAGAGGAAGCTAAGTCCGCTGAACGTGCATTTGCCATGAGTGCTCAAACTGGGCGTACTCTTGATTCTACTAGAGTTGCCAATGTACTTCGTTCCGATGAAGACTATAAAGCTAGCCTAGAAGCCCGTGCTCAAGGAGCTGGAAGTTTAGGTTACAATATGAGCCGAGGTCTTACTGGGGACATTCCTTCAATGTTGCTCGGAACAGGCAATTCGCCTTACGGTAGCGGTGTTGGTCAAGTTGTACCGCCAATGGGAATTGGGGATGTAATTAATGCTGGAGCAAATTCTTACGCACAGCAACAGAACTACGCTAAATCAGAACAACAATTGCAACAATTGCAAAATGATTATCGTCGTGCGGAAGCTGATAATGATCCTACTACTATGCAACAAATTGAATCTACTTTCAATAATGTTGCTAGTGGTTTAGGTTTGCTTAATACTGGTCTTGATATTCTTACGGATCTTCCGTCGTATTATGGTCAAGCTAAAGATGCATTTAGCAGTGCTTATCAAGGAGTAACCACTTTATTTGGTGGTGGTGGTGGTGGTGGTGGTGGTGGTATTTCTGGAACTCTTGGTTATGATCCTTCATCTGCATTTAATACTACATCACCATTTAGCAATACAGTGAATTATTCATCACCCAGTTATCAATTTGATCTAGGATTTTAATCAACAAAAAATATTATGGCAAGAATGGCATCTGGGGCTGCGGCTCAAAACTTTGGTCAAACCAATATTAATTACGACTCTCTGGCATCCTTTAAACAGGCTGGGCTTGAGCGTAGGTATCAAGCTGACGCAGCTAAGGATGACCGTGTGCGTTCTAGTCTCAAGGAAGCAGAACAAAACCGTCTTATAAATAATACTGCACAAGGTAGTATTGCTGGGTTATTGCAAAGCAATCCAAGTCTAATGACTTCCATTGACTCTGGAGATGCTCCGAAGTCAGTCCAAGACGCTTTTAAAAAATATGAAGGCGGAGGCGGAAACCTTCAGTCAAATGCTCTATTGAGTCAGTTTCTTTCAACTGCTGATACTGGTCAAAAGCAAACTCAAGCCCTACAGTTTGAGCAAGATAGGCAGAATCAAGCTTCCCGAACAGCACAGTTAAATGCTATTGCTAGGGTTGAAGCCGAAAGAAATGCAATGGCTGCCGCTAAGGCTAAGGCTGATGCACCTAATGCACTTATTTTAACTGCTGATCAATTGAATGAGTTTGAAAACACGAACTCAAATACAGATTACGGCGTAACTCCAATGAATGTTGGAGGGGAAGTTAAGTATCAAGTAGGAGCAAGAAAATCTCCTACAAGTCCAAGTGAAGAAACATTTATGACCGCACAGCAACTAGAAGCCCTAAGAGCTTCTACTGGCCTTGCTTATAAGATGCGTCCGTACGTTGACCCAAAAACTGGGCAAGATGGTTTCATGGTAGGTAATTCATACGCTCCAAGTGATACAACTGAAGATATAGAAAACGCTGCACGTGCAAAACGTAGGGGAGAGAATACGGCGGATCGTGAGGATACTGTTGTTAGTTGGTCTCAAACTGACAAGCCACTAGCGGAAGTTAATATGTCCAAGTACGATTCTATTATTACTGGTCTAAAGACTGGTCAAATTGATATCGGTGGAATTACTGAATACGTCCCAGATATTGGGGGCATGAGAGAATCTGTTCGTGGTGCAATGAATCCAAGTGGTCAAGATGCTGTTGATAATGTACGTTCTGTTGTTTTCCTATCTCTAAAAGCAATTTTGGGTGGTCAATTCTCCAAGGATGAAGCGAATCGTTTGGTTGCATCTACATATAATCCGCAACTTCGTGGAGAAGCTGGTGTTACCGCCAATGTCAAGAGACTAGAAATGGCAAATCTTGTTCTAAAAAGAACATATCAAGCCAAAATGGATGAACTTGCGGCCTATCAGTCTGGTGTAGTTTACAAAGGACCAAGCCCAGCACAAGTTGCACGTACTCAAATTGACATTATGCAACAAACAGCAGGTGATAGCATGTTCATAAATACAGGAACGGGGAATAAAATTAATAGCATTACAGTTACTGGTCAAAAATAGTCAAATATGAAAAATTACGAAGTAAAATTAGATAGTGGATTTTCTTTTGCGTTTGATGCTACCGAACTCCCAACTGAAAATGATGCACTTGAAGCATTGGAATCAATCGTTGATACTGCACAAACAAATTTGTCGCTCGGACCACAGTATATTACTAATAAAAATACTTTAAGTCGTAGGAAGAAAAATAAAGAGGACAAAAAGACTTTTTATACCCGTGAAGCCTCACGTTACCTAACAATTCCAGAAGATAAATTTGATTATGATAACGGTGCTCCAATTGGGCTTCGTAATGATATGTCCTATCTCCGTTCATTGGGTGCAAAATCATGGTACTTGTCGGAAAAATACGGTACGGAAAATGTTAGACCGATTTCAATTCGTGGCACAGAGGAAATTCTATACCGTGATCCAGAGGAGGGTAAATGGCGTTTCTTTGACTCAATGACATTAGAGTTAGCTGATTTTACGGAAATGCAATCAGAGGTAGCACCTATGGCTGCTGGTATTGGTGCTGGGATAGCTACCTTTTTGGGTGCATCTTCTGTTAGCACCCCTATTGGCGGTGTAGTAGCTGGTGCTACGGCTTCAGCCGCTGCTGAGTTTGCCGTGGGTACAGCTCAAGATGCAATTGCTAGGCAACAAATGGGAATACCAGAGGATATTGGTGACGGTTTTATTAAGCGTAGAGGGCAAGAAGCAATGATGAATTTTGGTCTTGAATTAGCCCTTCCTGTTATTGGTAAAATTCCATTTGCGCTTCGCATTGGAAAGGGAGGCACTGACATTGCTAATAAAGAAGTTGCTAGTGTAATGAACCAATTGGGTATAGATCCAATTCGGATGCAACAAGGTGGAATTGCGTCCATGCAAAGGCTAGCGGATATTGCTGGGAAGTTTCCAGATTCAACTGCTGCTTCATTTTTAGCGGATATTAGAACTCAAATTCAAACCCGAATGAGTGATCAGATTGGTGAGGGGATGAGTAATGAAGCCATTGATACTATATTGCGTAAATCCGTACAGGACATTGCAAGTCAGTTAGGTGCTGATGAAGTAGTATTGCGGGAATCTTTAGAAAAATTATCCGTTCAAAAGGCTGGGGTAGAAGCTGCTCAAACATCTACCGTAAAGCGGGATGCTGCTAAAAAGGCACGGGGTGTTTTCCAAGGGGAAGTAAACAAGCGAGCAAAAAATATTGTTGGCAAGGATCTCAACCCAGAAACAGTCGGATTGACTTACAAGAAAAAGATTATCAATCATTATGTGACTACTGAAGCCCGTGTTTCTAACATGTATGATCAAGCTTATGATTTGCTTCGTGGAGTAACTATGCCAAATGAGGTAGTTGCTAATATCCTCAACAAGCAAAAGAACCGAGCTATATTGGATGCAGATGATGAAGTTATTGCTACACTTGCTCCTTCTGGTAGAACAGCCTCTGGACGTGCCGTAAATACCCTAGAAGACATTTTGGACGAGCCAATGAGCTTCCGTCAGTTAAATGAGCTAATACAACAGGTTCGTTCAAAGGCGGGTTACGGCAAGGCTGATGTAAATCCTAATGCTTCTGTTTACCGTCAGCTAGGAAAAGAGTTAGAGGAGCAACGTGACTTTGTTCTGGGGCTGGGTTCAACTCCAGAAGTAGGTCGTACTATGTTTGAAAATGCAAATACTGCATTCCGTAATGAAATTCAGCCACTAAGGGAGAATGTCATAAAGAAACATATTGATGCACCAAAAGGACAGAACTACGGTGAGGCTATTAAACTAGCTAAATCTGGACAACCTTTTGATGAAGCTCTCCCTAACATGGAGGGATACTTGATCGGTGGTCTTGAGCTAGTAAAGGATGCACTGTCAACTCCAGCAAAAACAAAGGCATTTTTACGTTCAGCGGGTAACACTATGGAAGACCGCCAACTATTGCGTCAGATGTGGCTCAGTGATAAAGGGCTTGTAGGTGGTCGGGATATCCCCGTATCGGCTTTGAGGTTCAGTCCAGAGGATCGGGCTATGGTTGAGACTTTGTGGGACAAGAACGTTAAGGGGATGAACCAGCGTTGGGACGTGCTCAAGCGGATTGAGGAATTTGCTGATACGAAGGATGGTTTCATTGAAGGTCTTACGAATGAGACGTTTAACGAGATCATGTCGGAATCCACAAACAAGACCACCCAAGAATTATTTGAAATTGGTAAAAAGGAAGTTCTTCTTAGCAAGCAAATACAGGAGGTCGTTGATGATGGTTTCCTTAAGCTAATGGCAAAGGGTGAAGTGCCGCTACCTACCAGTTCTGCAACAATGGAAACATTTGCAGATGAGATGATTAAGATGGGCAACCATACTGACTTCCAGAAAATTGTTAATCGGTTTCGTGAAAGGGCTGATGGTTCAGATAAGGCATTTACTCTATCCGTACTCCAAGGGCTAACCCGAAGGGCTGGTCGTGAAACTGACACTGCACAGATCAATAAATTTGGCGAGCAGATGTGGAATCCCAAGGTGATGCGTACGGAGCTTAAGAAGAATGAGGTCAACCTAAGAGAGCTTCTTGGGGATGACGTGTACGACAACTTCGTTGAGCTTAACAAGGGGCTTGATAGGGTATCTGCTACCCCACAAGTAAAGGTTAAGGACGGGATTGATCCAAGGGCTAATGTCAGCGGCGGTGGTAAGGTTTCTATGTTCTTCCCTAATGTTTACGGTGCGGCTAAAGACCGAATCACTAAGCTGATGATTTGGAATCAAATTAAGAACCCTATCAACTTTAAAAAAATGGTCTCCCCAGAGGACTATCGTCGCTTAAATGAGGCAACGGTACGGAGCTTATTCTTGGCTGGTCAATTCCCCGACTTACTAATGGAAGCGGATGCTGATCCAGATTTCCGCCTATGGCTGAATGAGACCTACGGCTTAATATCAACCGCTGCTCAAACCCAAGGTGTACAGCAATCACGCATGCCAACCATGCAGAATTACAGTGAACAGGCAATGGATCAACCACAAAAAGGGGCTACCCCCCAACAGGCTGCTCCTAGTAATTTCCAGCAACTCACTCAGTAAGCAATAAAAAAAACCCTACCCCCATAAGGGGTAGGGTTTTAAAAGGGGTTAAACGGAGGACAAAGAAACCAGTACCTCTGCCAGTAGTTACCTATATGGCTTCCCTTTTTTATGACATTCAATATACATTAAGTAATGGATTTTTAAATGTCAAACAAAATAATGGGGTAGCTTGTTTTTATGTTGGAAACTTTCTGGCGAACTCAATCCCAAGTAAAGTTGCCCAGTGACGGTAGCTAGAAGGGGCTACCCCCACATCCCTACAAGCCTTTTTCAAAAGAACTCCCTGCTCTCTTAAGTCATTGACTGCATTGACTGTAATTGAGCGTTTAACTGGATCAAAATTATTTGAGCGTATTTGTTTTTCCTTCTTATTTGGGAACTTCAACATAGTCCCGAAGGCATTGCTTTGAATGTCCTGCTTTACTTGTCCCGCCAAGCGTTCAAACGCGGTAGGTGTTACTTTTTTTTCTTTGGATGCTAGATAGGCGACTGCCGAGGATTGTAAATTCATAGTTTTATTTTTAGTTTAATGTGTTTAAGCGAAACGTCCGATACAGTGATAGAATCGGAACATGCAACCGATATCCCTTTCACCTTCACGATTTTTGGCAATCTTATACATTAGTTCAGTATAAGCCCCCTTGCCGTCCACCTTCTTGGACAATTCTGGATCTCCTTGGTTTGATGGATACATGAGCAGAACTACGTCAGCATCATTCTCAATGTCACCAGAGTCCTTCAGATCGTAAAGGCTAAGACCACCCTCACGCTTTGCCCCCTCCCTATTTACTTGAGCCAGTAACAGAACAGCCACATTAAGTTCAAGGGCAATCTGCTTAATACGGTGAGAGATATTTGCAATACCCTCCGCTTTGCTCATACGTTTGGATTCAAATGGTATTAGTTGTAGGTAATCAATTACAAGTAGCTTTACCCCTAACTTCTTTACCATGTTCCTAGCTTGCCCCGCTAGATCATCCGTACCCCGTACAACGTGCGAAGTATATATAGGCAACTCCTCCAGCTCCTTATTGGTTGCCTTGAGCTTGTCGGCTCTTGCAGCTCCCTCCTTACTCAAGTTCACGGTATTATAATTAATCCCAGATAAAGTTTGCCCCATACGTTTCGTGAGTTGCTTTTTTGGCATTTCCAAAGAGAAAATGGCTACCCCCTTCCCTTGACGTTTGGCGGCACTAAGTGCAATGTTAAGGGCTAATGCTGATTTGCCGCAAGAAGTAGGTGCGGCTATAACCATGACTTCCCCCGCTGCTATACCCCCGCTTCCTAGCATCATGTCAAGCCTACCTATGTTGGTTTGCACAACATCTGGAACAAACTTGCCGCTAAGGATATCATCTAACTCGGTATTGATGCACTCAGTTGCAGAAGTTAAATCCAAGTCATTGGTATCAATTCTAATATCTGAATTTAGATCTGATTCTAGTTCCGCTCTGATCTCCTGCGAAGGCGTACCCTCCATTTCAGCTTTCTCCCTAGCAAGCCTGCAAGAGCGAATAACATTTCTTAATCGTGCCTTTTCAGCTACCGTCTTGGCACAAAATTTAAAGTCAAGCGGCGTGGTAATCTTTTCCATCAACGACATTAATCCAATTACTCCACCGACTATATCAGTGCCGTTCACTGACTTGAGTTGCTCAAGCGTGGTAACTAGATTCAATGGTTCATTCCTATCACAAATTGCTTTTACCGCTCCGAAGAGCAACTTGCCTCTTGCGGTGTAAAAGTCATCTGGTGCTACTACGTGACTTACGTCATCGTAAAAACTACCGTCCTCATAGTTCATACAAGTAGCGATAATCTTTTCTTCTGCTTCTTCGTTATGTGGTGCTTCCGTTTGATTCGTCATTATGTTTCTTTTGTTTGTTTACGTTAATAGACAATAAGCCCCCCAAGGGATCTTCCGAGGGGGGCTACCTTGTTTTGTTACTTCCCTCTTTCCAACATGCCAATGGCAATTAAAGAGTATCCAATTAGATCTCTGAATATATCTTTGTCTTGATCCCCTTTCGTGTCAACCGATAAGTTGCCGTCAGAGCATAATGCCTTTGCACGTTGGAACTTGTCCTGCATTCGCATGCAAATGCCAGTCAAGGGATGAACTCCGAAGTCAACTGATTGGTCAAAGTTAGCAAAGGGGTTCTGGCAACTAATTCCTCCACTATAATCATTGCACTTGCGGGCAGTCAGTTCCAGTATGCTATCAATTTCCTCTTGGCGAAATTTCATCCACCAAGCCTTATCATAGGTAATCACTTTTTCTTCGGAGTCCATATTCTTAGAATGGAGATTCGTCGTTCACTGGAGGAGTCGGCTCATTGGGGGTAGCCCCTCCACCGATTCCAGAGTTACCAGAACCTTCACCTTGGAACTCAGCGGGCTGCTTGTCCTCTGGTGCGTAATCCGCCGCTAGACTGAGCATGGGTTGCCCATTCTTAGTAGAACGTTTCCATCCCTTGATGTAATACATCCCAGCTTTGTCCACTGTAATCTTGCCAGTGTAATCGGGATGGTTTTCTTTTTCTTTACGGTCGTTAATAAAGAGACCGCCGCTATTCATGTATGTATTTTGCATATTATTTATTATTTGGTTGTTAGAATGACTGCACAAGTTGTGCAGATTTTGTTACTGGAGATTTTTTATCGTGATTGTTAGTTGAGTCTGGATCTTTGGTATCGTCAATAGCAAGAAGACCATTCAATGCATATTTCCGAGAATAAGAAGAGGCACTTCCTGTAATTTGTGCTTCATCCATTCCCTTTTTAGTGACGGCCTCCCTAGCAAATGCTTGTGCCGAAATGAAGTCCTCCGAATCGCAGTCAGCAATAGTTGCCGTAGCTTTTACGTAAACACGGTCACCTACTAGCACAACGTCATCATGAATAACTAGTGTGCAACGGAACTCATTAAGTAATGGCTTTACCGCATTTAGAATATCTTCAGCGGATCGGTAACTGTACCCGCCAAATTTATTAGTTTGCCCCTTCGGAGCTTTGAGGCACTGCTGAATGCCTAGCAATTTTTCACGCAAGTTCTTTTTATCGTTATCTCTCATATTGTATTTTGGTTAATTTGCGGAATAGTTCCGCTCGGTGTTTCTGATTGGAGCACTGGTCAAGTTCATCTTGTCCTGCACCCATGTCAACTAGAGTCTGGTATTGTTGAGCACTTGTCAACTTGTTTTTAAATTTATTTCTCAATTGGTTAAGTCCAACGTAATGAAGAACTTCCGTTACATCTGATTCAAGGTAAGTGGCAATGTTCCTTAGAGCCCTTGGTAAAAGTTCTTTTTTCCCCCTGCACATCCCCAAGTAAAAGTTCTCTATCTTTCCTATCAAACTATTGCCTTGCCGTGAAATAACCCCTCTAACCATTCCACTTTGATGATCGTGATCCACCACCCAGTCATTTGTCTTGATGCCAAGGATAGGACACTTGGCTGGTTTATGTTTTTCCCTGTATTGCTTTATTTTTCCTTGCGGTAAGTATTCCATAATATGTGCGCAAATTAGTGGTTCTAGTCTTAGCAGCAGGAAGCGATTGGGTTTCCGTCATCCTCTAGGTTTTCACCATCTGGAGTTAGCTTGCAGCGCCAGAAGTCAGGCTCGTAGTCACTGTTTAGGTGTGGGCATTTAGGATTGCACCACATGCCGCAGTCCACGATTGGACTAGAACCAGCCGCCGCAGCTAATGCCGAGGCTGTCGTGGTGTCATTTGGTGGTTTAATTTCGTCTGTCATATTTAATCTTGGTTTGAGTTGTCGGTTGATTGAGCCTCGTCACAGCTAGGCTCGGCGTTCTCAGAGTCGTTGTGTTATTGATTTAGAACCAGTTGGTGGGGTTGTTGTCGGATAAAAATAGATTTATCCGACATAATGTGTGCTATACGTAGATGATGCGCTCAACCCTAATTCCAATATGCATGTGTAGCCACTTTCTGAGCCCTTCGTCTGGTACGCAGTCAATGATTACGTCACTAAACTCAAAGCCTTCTAGTCTACTTGGATTGGTGGCCCATTGCTTGTTGCTAAATCTAAAGACTCCTTCCTCTGGCGGGGAATAGTCGGATTCATTGGTTATGTAGCATGTAAGTTTCATGT